AACAGGAAAAACAAATCAGGGCAAACATTGTGGCCACTGTTGCAGGTGAAAAAGCAGAAGAGAATGCCGGTAAAACTGCAAAATCGGTTTCTGATCAAATACTGGAATCAAAAAAGAAGTTGACCGCTGAAGAGAAAAAGCTGAAGGAGATGAGAAAATCAACTTCAACTTCCACTCCTGAAGAAATCAAAAAACAAGAAGGTATCAGGGATAATCTCAAAGAACAGCTCAAAATTCTCACCGGTATTGATGAAGAAAAAAAGAAAAAAACCATTGATGATCGAATTAAGGCTCTTGAAGAAAAGCTTAAAACGTTAAAAGGTGACGAATACAACCAGGCTATCAAGCAACTTATCTTGCTTGAAAAGCAACGTGACGTCCAGTCAGAAATGCTGGAAATGGAAAGAAAGATTGCCCTGAATAAGGGAATAACAAGTATTACAACCAGAAAGGCCAATGAAGATATAGCCCGTATGTTTGGTATTGATGTGAATAAAAAAACTCCAACAAAGAATAAGGCTGACTTTGAGGGAGAAAAAATGCATGCTAATTTAAAAAAACTGGACGATGAACAGACAAAAGCCGATGACAAAAAGAAAGAACGACAAAAACAGCTAATTAGTGGTGCCTATGATTTGACCAACCAATACATTGAACAGCTTGATCTTACCGAAAGTCAAGCCAGATCTTTGCAGGGAATGGTTGATGTCGCTGCAAACCTGGCAACTGGCAATTATATACAGGCTGCATTTAGCGCATTATCGTTAATTACTTCCGATACAAAATATGCTGAAATTTATGCTAAAGCGTATGCAAAACAATTGGAAGTAATCAATGGTCTTTTAGAAGATAACGAAAGACTATTAAATCAAAGCCTTAGAACAGGCGGACAAGATGAAGCCTATCAGCAACGACTCAATCTTCTTAAAAAACAAGAGGAATTGGACAAGCAGAACGTTGCAAACATGGAAAAGGCTTACGCTCGTGCGATACAAAAAAGAAACTCAGGAGCGTTTGGTATTTTTACTAGCCCTGTTGATGAAAGAAACGCACTAGAAAGAGCAAAAAAAGCACTTGAAGAAGTTCAGAATCAAATAGAAGACATAAAAACCGAGTGGGATGATTTTATCCGGGGTGGACTTACTGAAAATACTATAGCTGATTCGATTGCCCAGGGATTTCAGGATGGCAAAACAAGTGTTAAAGACTTCGCAGAGTTTGTAAACGACATGCTGTTTGATGCTGTCCTTTCGGTTTTTAAAGCCGAAATACTTGGTCCTGAAATTACAGCTCTCTCTGAATTTATAAAAGGCGCTCTTTCTGATAATGTGTTGAGTTCAGAAGATATTGCGAAGGTAAATTCTATGGCACAAGATATTATTGAAAAGAATAAACCTCTCTGGGATAGCTTGACATCTGCCCTAAATCTTTCAAAAACCGATACAAGCAGATCCCCGCTTACAGGATCAATTGCAGGTGCATCAGAAGAAACTATGAGTATGGTTGCCGGGCTGAATGTGACTTTGGTCAGAGACACAAAGATAAATCAGAATATCATGCAAGATCAGCTTGAATTGATGGATGCGAGCCTTGCTGTCTTTCAAACCATAGCCAATAACACAAAAGGTATTTCAAGGCTTGAAAACATTGAATATGAGTTGAAGTCCATGAATGAAAACATTAAAAAAATGCAATAATGACCATTGACGGCAACAATATAAAAACTCTGTACGGATTGAGCCTTTCTTATTTGGGCGATTATTACAATCAGCCTGCAAGAAAGAAAACCTTATCTGAACCTTCTTTTGATGCAAAAGACATCAAATTCGAATCAAAAGAACCTGTCATAACATTATTTGGAAGCTATCCGGATACCGCTGATTTGTTTTCGAAGATTTCGCTTTTTAGAAATTTAATCACCTCTGACCTGGTTCATATTTTCAATGTCTCGGAGCATTCGCAGATATTTTCCGGAGTTGTCACAGACGGAATCAGGGTAGATGTATTCAAGACAGTTGTAAAAATTACATTTAAAGTAACCATAACCGAATGAGCTGGAAGCTTGATAATATCGATTTCAATACTTACGGGGTGTATGTTTCAAAATCATCCGGTGTCCTTGATTTGCCAAAAATCGTTGATAAATCAACAGACTGGCTTGATTTGAATGGACGTGATTATTGGCAGGGAATTGCGGATGTGAAATTTGAAGATCGTGAGATAGTTTTGAGTTGCTGGATAAAAGCATCGGGCTATGCTCAGTTTAAAACGCGGGTTTCTGCATTCTTTACGGCTTTGGTTGCTGCAGGTGTCCGAAGCCTTGAAACACCTTACGGAAATACTATTGACATTAGCCTTCAGCAAGCTGTTCAGGTGACACGTAAGGGTTCGTATGTCAGTAGTCTTCAAATTGGGGTTTTTACCCTTCGCCTAACCGTTTCCGGTGATTCACAAACAAAGCTCATCACCATTTATAATGCGATTGGTGAAGTCCGGGCAGTGGTGAAATATGGTCAGGATGCTAAACTGTTTAGGGCACTTCAGGGAACTTCTGAGATTTCGTTTAGTTGTGAATTCAATTCCATTCAGTCTATTGGTCGCGGTGATTATATCATTTGGGAAGATGAAAAGTATTATTTACTGGAATACCCTCAAATCGATAAGCATAGCACGAACAAATATATCTATCGGGTCACTTTTACTCATCAGTTTTTTTTGCTGAAGGATATTCAGTTTATGGTTGTGGACCGGGCAGAGACTACGCTTTATGCCACAATGGAAGATGTGGTTGATTTGATCATTACCAACGCAAACCGTGCTTATTCAGGCTTATTTGTCAAAGGAACGGTTGATTCTACTGAATATCGGAATCATCAATTTAATAATGAAGATTGCTATACTGTTTTAAACCGGATTTGCAGTGATTATGAGCTTGAATATGAATTTAAGCCCGGAGTAGGTACGATTGTGATATCGGTTAAAAAGCAGATTGGATTTGCAACCGGAACGCTTTTCACATATGGTCAAGGTAATACACTGTACAAAATCAGCAGGGTTTCAACGGGTCGTGAATTGTTGGTTACTCGCCTTTATGCTTACGGATCGGACCGTAACATTCCGGCCAGTTATGGATTTCCACGCCTTAAATTAGCAACTGAGCCGGTTACCCGTGAATTCTTTGGGATGCATATCGAAAGGACTAAAATCTTTGATGATATTTTCCCTGAACGGACCGGGACTGTTACCAGTTACACCTATACCGAAAATGATCCAATTGAGAATTCAACTTATGTGATGGTTGATAGTGCTATGCCTTTTGATTTGAAAGAAAAAGACATCTCAGGAAATACGATTTATCTCATTTCTGGTACATCGGCTAAAATTCATTTCAATTCAGGAGCCTTGGCTGGGTTTGAATTTGAGGTGTTGGATTACGATCACAGTACCAAATCATTCTATCTGGTACCTTTTAAAGAAGTGAATGGTGAGATGTACCCAAATGCTACTTTGCATCCGGATGCTGGTGATGAGTACAAGATATTAGACATTAATTTACCTCAATCCCATATTGACGATGCTGAAGATCGGTTACAGGTTGCCGCTGATGCTCATATTGATGAATTTTCGAATCCGAAACCGACCTATACAGTTGAATCGAATCCTTTCTATAACCTCAATTATTTTCCCGGTGATACCGTAAATTTAACAGATACAGACTTCGGTATTGATGCTGAGATCAGGATTAGTGAGATCAGCAAAAACCTTTATTCCAACGTTTGCACAATCACACTTTCGTGGTTTATTGAAAAATACAAACGCTCACAACTGGCTCTGAAAGTTGCCAAACTGGAAATGAGTATCAAGGCTGCAAAACTTGATCAGGTTCAAACAATCAGGGGAGGCGAACAAACAACGCTTGAGCTCAAAAACACAATTCTGAATCCGCTTGACGAAAAATTCAAGGCTAACGAGATTGTCCGTGACGAGAGCCTTGACCCGCGCATGTTGGCGTATGATGCCGGGGTGCCTCAATTTTATATTGCCGGGGCGATGCTTACCGAGAATGTAGATGACGACGAGGATAAAATAAACATCTCTGCTGGAACGATCAGTATTACCAATTGGCGACTGGCAACCAAACAGCGCGAACAAATTACTACGGGCTATAATCCTACCCGGACATGGATTATACCCAACACAGACATTACGCTTGCAACGAAAGCGCTCTACTACATTTATGCAAAAGTCGATCTGACAGAGGAAAGTACATCTTGTACCATTGAGGTTGATCCGGCGCACATCGAGGTAAAGCGCGATGCCGGTTATTTGATGTATAAACTTGGATTTATATCAGCGGGGGAAGAATAATGAGACATGCAAGTTTGCTATGGGGAAATGTATCCTCATTAAATTCGATTTGGAAATTAAAGGGTATTGACCGAACAGGTTGGGCTGAAGGTAAAATTATGAAATTCGATGTTAACGGAAATCTGATTGTTGGAACAGATAGCTCCTACACCCTCCCCACCGCCACTGCCTCAGTTTTAGGAGGTGTAAAAATCGGTTCAGGGGTGAGTATCGATGGTGCAGGGTTAATTTCGGTAAGTACTAATTATGCCCCATCTTCAACAGTCTCCTTCCCCGGCTTTGGCACTTCGCACGTGCTGGCAGCTTATGGAGATCATGACCATAGCACAATTTACGCCCCTCTATCTGTTTACCCTGCCACTGGCCTAACTACCGGCTATTTGCCTTATAAAACTGCGGGGGTATTGGCCAATTCGCCGATTTGGACGGATGGAGGGTCAACGAAAATCACTGGCGCAGATGCTTCAACCTTGACGGGGACGGCAAACCCAACTGTCAGTACGACATTAATTGGAACAGGTACGTTATTTTTAACAGAGTTGATGATTGGAGACAGAATTACTATCAATGCCGAAACTCGAATAGTAACAGCTATTGGATCAAACACTAGTTTGACAGTAGATACTCCGTTTACAGACACACCTACTTCGACAATTACAAAAATACCTGTAGTTTTTTCGGCTCTAATAAGTTCTGGAACTCCAGGACTGATTGTTGGCAATTTAGGAACAGTTGGAATAGGGGGACCGCCAAATATTAGCTCCAGTTATAAATTAAGAGTACATGGGGCGATATGGGCCGATTCTTTTGCCCAGCTACAAATTTTGGATGGTACAGGAGGCGTGGGGCAAATAAGATACTACGATTCCGGGGCTACTTTAAACTTCAACGTTTACGGAACTCACACCTCGGAAAATGTAAAAGGAATCGTGCAAATTAAAAGTCAAGACTTGTCTTATTCATCACTTAGCACAACGATACTACACGCAGACGCAAATTTTATTGACAACCCCTCGCTGGTAATAAGAAGCAGAAATACTGGTGCAAATTCATATTTTTTGATGAATTATCATCACGATTCTGGTGCGTATTTTGTAACGAGCAAAAATACAGGAGGTGATGCTGGCATAAGATTTAAACCAAATAATATAGAAACCCTATATTTGAGTGACCTAGGAAAAGTTTCAATTGGCGGGATTGATCCCACCGCCTACCTTCACATCAAAGCCGGAACAGCCACGGCAGGTACTGGCCAATTAAAATTTGAAGCTTCCACCCTTGTAACTACTCCAGAAGCAGGGTTGATGGAACGTGATGCTACCAACTTATATTTTACACCCTCAGGTACTACCCGCAAAACTCTTACCTACAAGGAAGATGTAATCTGGAACCAAAACGCCAGTGCCCAAACTGCTAATATGTGGATAAACGGTACTGGGCAATTTGGTGGAAACATGACATTTGGCGAAACTGCAACTTCGCGCAGGACTGCTAATTTTATTAACACGGGTGGAAGTTTATATACAGGAGTTGAGTCTTCTGTGGGTGGGGGTGTATTTACTGGATCGTCTGCTTATGCCGGAATTGTTGGAACGGATAATGCTACAAATCTTCAATTTGGAACTAACGGAATTGTCAGGACTACAATAAATGCCGATGGCACAACCGATTTTCTTTCAACCGTAAATGCAACCGGCTATAAACTTTCAGGAGTTTCAACCTTTCTTGATTGGACTCGCACAGGCTATGCCGGAACTGCCGGGCAATACTTAAAATCACAGGGAATAAGTACAACTCCTGTTTGGACTGATTTTCCGGCCTTGTTTTCAGGAGCATATGCCGACCTTACCGGGAAGCCTACTTTGTTTTCGGGCAGCTATACCGATTTAATAAATGTACCGTCAACTTTTGCGCCTTCAGCACATACGCTCGATTCGCACTCGAATATCTCAATCACTTCAAAACAGACAAACGACATTCTGAAATGGGATGGTACAAACTGGATTAATGTACCGATACCTGCACCCGGATCAAGTTATTCATTCAGAACTCAATTAGGAGGGTCTTCTGAATCTACTGTGAATAATGGTGATGCTTTAAACTTTATTCAAGGCACAAATGTGTCAATTAGTAAAGCTACAAATGCTTACACTATCAATGTGCCTTACGCGGTTAGTTCTTATGATGGTTCGGGAATCCCCGTTTCGAATGGTGCAGGTGTATGGAGTTTTATTGCGAACAATTCAGCCAATTGGGACAAATATAATCAGTGGGATGGCGGCGCAACCGGATTAAATGCTGCAACCGGAAGGACTTCGTTAGGTTTGGTGATTGGTACAGATGTTCTTGCTTACCGTACTTTTGGCACTGCTGCAAATTCAGCTTCAACAGATTTCGCGCCTTCATCAACAGTCTCCTTTCCTGAAGCTCCTGTAGGAGGTGCACCTTATTACAGAGGCGGCGGTGGTTGGATTGCCCGCTCAGGTAGTTCAAGTCAAACATCCACCTATGTTCGGCTTTACGACACCGACACGTTTTACAAAGACATTACCGCTGCAACTACGTCGATTGCCGGTGTAATGACAGCCGCCGATAAAACCAACCTCGATGCAGCTTCCACAAATATGGGTAAGGTGAAACTGTTCGGAACGAGCACCTATGGTAATTTAGACCCATTCTTTTTTTCATGGAATACAAATGCAATATCATTAAATACAGATGGAAGTGTATCGCAAAATGGATTACTACCAATAAATTCGGGTGCTGTTTATACTGCTTTAGCATTAAAAGCTGACTTGGCAGGATGTGCTTTTACCGGCGCAGTAACCAACAATTCAACATTTACAGCAACTAACTTTATTCTGAGTTCAGATATTCGGCTGAAAACTGACATCCAACCAATTCAGGATTTAAGCTGGGTAAAGAATGTCAATTTAGTAGAGTTTCGGATGAATAACGACCTTAGCCGCCTGCGTTACGGGGTTCCTGCACAGGAACTTGAAAAGATTGTACCCGATCTGGTTTATACAGATAAAGCCGGTATGAAGTCGGTTTCATACACTGATTTGCTAATAGCCAAAGTTGCTTATCTGGAAGCCGAAGTTGAAAAACTTAAATTACAAATCCATGCCTAGCGTACCCGATACCAATACGTTTACTCTTCAGGATGTAGTTGCCGTTGTTGGCGGTGCTTCCCTATCGTCTTCATTTGCCAATTCGGTTGATGCCTATTTCGATGCCGCTTACAAAGGAAGTAAAGACCGGTTGAGTAATTTTCGAAATTATCAAATCCCTTCCGATGCAATAACAATACTGAACGTTGAATATGGCGTACCTGATATGGACCATTGGCGGGTCACTTATCAAATTAATAGTCTAGGTGGTTTTCTTTACAATGTGATAGGCGTATGTTGGGTATTCTCAATTCCGGGAACACCAACAATAAGTGATTCCGTTGCAGCTCATTCAAATTCGGGTGGTGGTTATGGTGTCGGAACTTACACCGATGATATGTACAATCCCGAATGGTCAGCAGCATCTATACGGGCATTTGCACGGACTACGGACAGTTCATCAGTTGTGTATTCACTCACCGAAGAATCAGCTCCATAAAAATATTTTATTTAACCAAATAATTAATCAAAATGGAAACCAAAATCAAGCGTAAAGAAGTCCAAGTTTTAACACAAAATAAATCAAACATGAAAAAATCAGAAGTATTTAATCTGCTCAACCTTTTAGAGCAAACAGATTTTAACAACATTCAAAATTCGACATTTCAATATGCAGTCCAGCGCAATGTTGACAGGCTCGAAAGCGAAGTGAAAACGCTCCGAAAGGTAATTGAAAACCTGAAGCCAGCCGGATTCAAAGAGTTACACGCAGAAATTTTGCCTATCATGGAAGCAGCCATGAAGGATGCCAAACCCGAACAACAGGCTGAAATCGAGAAAAAAACACTGGCAGAATGGGAAAAAGGCGAAGAATGGAAAAAACAGTCGGAAGCCTACCAGAAAGAAGTTGACAAATTGCTTGAATCGGACAGCGACATTGTGCTTTACAAAATCAAATTTTCAACGATTGAAAGTCTTGGGCTGAATCAAAGACAAATGAAAGCGGTTATGCCGCTGATAGAAGAATAAAACAACCGGCTTGAGTTTCTCAATCATATATTTTAATTAATGACAATACTTTAAGAGTCATATTATTGAATGTGTGTTTATTCTGCATCCTGACTTTTATATAGAATTTTGGAATATTAACAATCAAAATAATCAGCCATGTATTTATTCAAGAGAGTTTCAGACGGCGCAATGATCTACGGAGATAATGCTACGAGCATTTATCAAGGTCAGCTTTGGGTTTGCCCAACATCAGAAGATAAGGTTGAACTTCGAAACCTTGACGGTACTGTATTCAGAAATGAATTTGATGTAAAAGAAGTGTGCAAGAATGCAGAAGGTGATTTTTACACCGACATAGCTGACTTCAACGCTGTTTCAGGTACTTTTTTTTTTAGGGTAAGCGGAGGCGGAGTTGGCTCAGACGGTTTCTTGTACCTTCCAAATACAGCGACTGGCTTAAAAGTTCGCTTCGGCTACCGTGCCGGGTTCACGTATGCCATTGATCAGGAATTGATTATTGGCGGATTTTCAGGAGCAGAAGGGGTTGGCTGGGAAAACATCGGTGGACAATAATCAGTCAAATTTTAAAATCAAATAATCATGAAAAAACTTATTTTATTATCATTCATATCGATTTGCGTTCTTTTCGCAAGCGCACAACCACTAACAGCCCCCAAGGGCCTTAAAATAGGCAAAACACCTTCAGGTACTTCCGTAATCACAATTGATAGTTTGACTCAATATTCAACTGATGCTTACAGAATATTCAAAGGGGCAACTTTACTACAGCCATACATTCCTGATTTGTTTAAAGTTGGCGGAGTACAGACCACTTCTATAGGCAATAATATTATGAAGATGGCTAATCCTAATACAGTTAGTTTTCCTCAGTTTAACGCAAACAACACCATATCGCCACTTTCAGACGTACAAATGAGGGCTGCACTTAATGTGCCGCTTGCAACAGATTCGGTAACAGCGTCAACGCTTGTTGTAATGAAAGCTGATTCTTCTGGCACTACTCCCGGAAAATATGTAACAGGATATGATTTCAGGCTTCAGACAAACTACCTGAAGAAAAATAAATTCATGGAAGAAATGAAAGCTATTGGAAGCAATTTCAATAGTCAGGAAGTTAAATATTTCCCCGCAATGGTATTAACGCCGCTAGGAACAACAATAACGATGGTTGATGGGCGTCCATACCTTGAGGTTTTTTATGTATTCAGAACGGATACTGTCACAGGTGTTGGTTTTGTTCAGCAAACAGCTGGGAACTTTGTTGCGGACAAATATAATGGGTTCAAACTATTTTCGCTTAATACAGGAACAAACGCCGCAACTGTTATTGATTCCACTGCAAACGATGGAAATATATGGAAAACTACTGCATTCGGAAAAGGCTATAAAGCATTTGGTACGCAAAGAATCCTTACGCCAGGCGCATATTTAGTTATGGGTATCTGGAATACAAGTGATGCCTCCCCTGCAACCGTCCCTGTCATTTATAATCATGCAGTAATACCATCTTCAGCACAATTATTAAATGGTATTATTAAAACGGGGTCGTACCTAAGTACAACAAGTTATCTTCCAAATACAACTGATTTTGACACCAACAGCGCTGTTGGGACAAGTAGCGTTTACGGACTCTGGCTATACAAGTAAAATGAAAAAGTTAATGCCATTTATATTCCTGATTTGCAGCATTTCAGGATATTCAGCAAAATATTACTTCAGCACATCGGGTTCGGATAGTAATTCGGGACTGACAACGGGATTACCCAAACAGACACTGACCGCTGCAAATGCCTTGACGCTTGCTGCCAATGATTCCATATTATTTAAACGAGGCGACACTTTTTTAGGCTCTTTGACGGCACAAAGATGGAATATGGGATATGGCGCTTACGGAACAGGCAATAAACCTGTGATTAGCGGTTTTCAAACAATTACAGGATGGTCTGATCAAGGTAGTGGAATTTATCGGGCTTCAGCAACGGCTTCAGCCAGTTGCAACATGGTTACGGTTGATGGTGTTAGTAAAGCAATGGGCCGATGGCCTAAAACAGATTGGCTAACAATGACCACTTCTACTGGCCGAACTTCTTTCACTGATGATGAACTTCCCGCTTCACCTAGTTGGACAGGAGCTGAAGTTGTAATTAAAAAGAACAACTGGACAATTGACAGAAGCCTTATAACGAACCATTCAGGCACAACAATAACCTATACGTCCGGCTCAACAAATAATCCAGTTGCAGTAGATGGCCTTAAACAATACTTTTTTCAAAAAAGCCTGACAACATTAAGTCAGACAGGCACTACTCTTGGGGAATGGTATTGTGACGGCACATACCTTTATATGTATTTTGGAGCAAATGACCCTACATCATATGTAGTAAAGGCCAGTACGGTAACTACGGTACTTACAATAAATGGTAAAAATACCGTTGCCGCCAACAACCTTACAATCGAAGGCGGAAATTCTTACAATGTTTATATACCTGCTTCAGTCAATATTACTTTAAACAATTGCAGTATAAACTTTTCTGGAAACATAGGAGTATATGCACCGGGCAGTCCTCCTGTTACTATTGACGGTTGCAACATATCTGATTCAAACGGTTGTGGAATATACATGACCGGAAACGGTTCTATTATCAGAGATTGTGTTATAAATAATTCAGGTCTTTTGTCGGGCATGGGTGGTACAGATGGATTTTCCTACTGGGGAGTTCGAATCACCAGCACTGGTGGATTGGTCGAATATAACCAGATTACAAATTGTGGTTATTGTGGGTTGATGTTCTATAATAACAACTTCATTGTTCGATATAATAAAATTGATACTAACTGCTCCATACTAACTGACGGTGCATGTATTTATACGTTTATCGGTAACCCTGCGACAAGTTCAGGCCAAAGGGTGCATAATAACATCCTACTAAATGGCAATGCAAATGGGCTGTACAATGATAACAATGCGAACCACATTGAGTGGGATAACAATACTGTAATCAACATGGCAAAAAGTGGGATGCACATGAATGACCCTTATTTTGTCAATGTCCATAATAATACATTTTTCAATGCAGTTCTTACAGGAATTTCTATCCAAAATTTACACATGGGTGGTGGTTATGCTCACGATAACACTTTGAGTTCAAATGTTATCGCACAGGGCGTAAATACCGCCAGAATGACCTCACTGATTGATAATAGCACATTTACTACAGATGATTTCGGAACAAGCGACAATAATACGTTCGTGGTCGAATCAACCGGATTAAACGTTCATAAAGCAGAATGGGTATTGCCTAGCTACACTTTAAATAACTACACTTTTGCCGGTTGGAAAACCTTCACTGGTCAGGAATCTGAAACTATACTGAAGGCAAAAGTATTATCCAGTTTAAGACTTGAATACAACGACACTAAAAGTCCTATAACAGTACAGTTGGGTGCAAACTATAAAGGGATAACCAGCGATGTTGATTATACGGAGGTTACTTTACAGCCGTTCACATCCGTGTTGCTTTACCGTCAAGACCCTGATCCTGTGCCGGGTGATAGAGCAGCCGGAACTTACCATAAGAAAATGTTGGTATATCATAAACAAAGAATGATGTTTTAAAAATTAAATACCATGAAAGCAAAAGACATATTTCAGTATTGCCTTGCTTGCATCATTGTGATTGGAGAAATAGCAATGATCACGTTTTTACTTATTCTATGGATGAAAGGAGCCAGCACTACAGATCAGGCAATCGTTAATTTGATCTATGGCATAGCAATGGCGTATCATTCAGGATTTATGCTTGTTCTGGGATACTTCTTTGCATCCAATAAAGGTTCCTCTGAAAAGACTGAGATGATTCACAATTCAACACCTTTAGTTAAACCAAATGAACAAACTTAAAAATTACGCGCTGGCAATAACTGTCATTGCGGTTGCTGTTCTTGCTTTTCTGTATTCTTCCGAACACAAAGAGAAAGTAAGATTTAAGGCCAATCAGCGTTCACTTTTAAGTGAAGTAAAGATTTATAAATCGAAAGACAGCCTGAACGTGGCCAGTGTGAAAAAGTTGACTTTAAGCAACAAAGAATTCAAAGAATCCAATATAGGATTGGTTGAAACAGTCGAAAGCCTAAACCTGAAAGTTCGAAGGTTGCAATCAGCCAGCCAGACAGCAACAAATACCGCTTATGATGTTAAAATACAGATCAAAGATTCGCTGATTTATTTATCTGGAAGAACAGATACAATCAAATGTATCAAACATCTGGATAAATGGCTAACTATTGTGGGTTGTGTCCAGAATAAGCAGTTTTCTGGCATTATTGAGAGTAGGGATACCATTGAACAGTTCGTTCATCGTGTACCGCGCAAATTCCTGTTTTTTCGATACGGTACCAAAGCAATCAGGCAGGAGGTAATAAGCAAAAATCCATACACGAAAATCGTTTACACCAAATATATTGAACTTAAAAAATAGGTTATGGCAAACTTTGAAAAGGCTTTATCACATGTACTTCAGAATGAAGGCGGTTATGTGAATGATCCGGATGATAAAGGCGGTGAAACAAAATACGGAATTTCAAAAAGAAGTTATCCAAAAGAGGACATAAAAAACCTCACTATTGACCGGGCAAAACAAATCTATAAGTCCGATTTTTGGGATAAAATAAAAGGTGATTATATTCAGAATGACGAACTGGCCCTGAACGTGTTTGACTTCGCCGTGAATGCCGGAGTTGGAACTTCAGTAAAAGCCCTTCAGGAAGCTTTGAATATTTCGGATGACGGAGTATTAGGAAACGGAACACTTTCAGCAATGGCAGTGATCAATTTTCCAGACCTGATCAAGCGTTTCGTAAAATTTCGTAACTTACACTATGTTGACATTGTGATCAAGGATCCTGTTAAAATAAAGTATCTAAAAGGGTGGATTTCGAGGTCTTTTTTATAAATAGTTTATAAACGATTTTCAAAAAACGCTGAAAGCCTTACCAATAAAGCGAGATAGAACATTGGCTTTCTCATTCGTAATGAGCAGGTCGGCGGTTCGAGTCCGCCAAAAGGCTCTAGTATAAACAGAGGTTTCAAAGGAATTTGAGACCTCTGTTTATTTTCATATTAAATCAAAAAATGCTTAATTTGCTGCAATTAGTTTATAAATAGTTTATAAATCAAATGGCAACATTTAAAGCGGTTATTCTCAAAGGTGACATACACATCAAATCAGACGGTACTGCCAACATCAAAATCAGGATTACTCACAATCGAAAAGCAGACTACATTAGTACTGACCTTTATGTTACTCCTGACAAAACAAAAAAAGGATATTCAGCCGGAAGTAATTCGGAGTATGTTGCTGATCGCATAACGGACTACATTAGCAAATATCAAAAAGCATACTTGAATTTAGGTGATAAAGCTAGATTATTGACCGTAAAAGAACTCAAAAAGGAAATAACTGAAGAAAAGAAAAATGAAATTGATTTTATTCAGTTTACAGACAACTACATGAAGCAACTTGAATCACAGGGTAAGGCTGGAAGCATCCGTGCAGTTCGTGGTTTTCTGGTCAATTTGAAAGCTTTTTCCCCTACCCTATACTTTCATCAGATTGATTCAAGATTCTTAACCAGCCTTGAAAATTACCTCAAAAAACGAGGCATTGAAAACGGCGTGCAAAGTTATATGTCACGCTTTCGGGTTATCTTCAATAAGGGCCGCGAACACTATAATGATGATGACCGGGGATTGATGCGAATTACCAACTATCCGTTTAAGAAATACAAGATCAGACAGCCCGTCACGATGGCTCAGGATAGCTGTTTGACGGTTGAGCAAATGCGAATGTTTATAAACTATAAACCTGTCTCAGATCGCCCAAAATTGGCAAAAGACATGTTTATGCTTCAATTCTACCTGATTGGAATAAATACCAAGGATTTATTCTTTGCTGCAAAGCCGGTAATAGGAAGATTAAGGTTTGACCGCTTTAAAACTAAAAGGGAATATTCAATCAAGCTGGAGGCTGAAGCTATTGAAATCATTGAGCGACATAAAAGCAAAATCAGACTTCTAAACGTTTCTGATTCATATACTGACTATCTCAACTTCCAGAAGGCTGTTAATGTAGGACTGAAGGCTATTTGCAATTCACTTCACATAGAGTTTGAGGTAAAAAGAACACCTGAAGAAATTGCCAATAATGTAAGACTTGATTTTCCTGAAAAAATAACCTCAAATTGGTCACGTCATACCTGGGCCACAATTGCCAGGAATGACTGTAAAATCAATAAGGATGACGTTGCGCTTTGTCTTGGGCATGAAGATAAAGACAATAAGGTCACTGATATGTATATCAAATACAACTATTCAATCATCGATGAAAGCAACCGAAAGGTTATTGATTTGATTTGTGGCGTAAGTGCAGTTCAATAAGTCTGTTTGCCACATCATCAGTAATATTTTCAGGCATTTCAAATTCAGGATAATTATTAAAGAATTCCGGCGCATCTTCTTCATATTCTGATTCTGATCCGTGCTCAATTTTAAAAGGCACCCAAACCGGACCATTCTCTCGGTATTCCAATTTACTTGTCTTTTGCCATTTCTTACCGTCCACGTTAATTTCATCAGGCAACCGGAGCAATAGACTGGTTATTTTATATTCATTGAATACCGGGCAAAAATGGAGTTTCTTTTGACTGCTTTCTTCGGTGAGTATATTCAGGATCCTTCGCTTGTCGATCTTCCATGTAGTTTCGTTTGTGAACTTTCCGTAATCGTACCAATAAGGTCCAAAACTCTGATCAACGAACCGGCCAACTGATTTTAGTTTGTGACATCCCCACTCTGAAGCATCGCAGAATCCCTGTTTATCGTATGACTTCTGATATTGTTTGTAGCAATCTTTTACTTCCTGAAGTGAATAAAAAACCTCATTTCCCAAATAAACTGTATCGTTTATGCTGAATGTCGTTCCGCTCCATTTCCGGGTATAATGATGAATGATATTGAAATGCTCCCATTTTAAAAACAATTCTTCAACACTGTAAATTTCTAGTTTAAAATCAATCGATTCCTTGAAATAATCAAATTCACGGCCATGTTTCAGTACCAGGCTGAAATCCTTCGACCGTGATTTTTTGAACGATATTTCGAGGTGGAAAACCATGCTATTTACTGTATTGCATTGAGTATTTAAACTTTCCATTGTCACAAGCGAAATACAACACGTTTACCATCATTGTATTAGGATCAAACTTTAATCCGTCACTATTCGAGAATGTTTCAACCGTGAATACTGCGGTATCGTGAGGTTTTATGCTGTAACCTTTATATTTAAAATTGTCATTTAGAGTAAACCTAACGTTATCAAATTTCAGATCAGAGTTATTTATCACATAAAATGTACTTCCACTGAATTCTACTTTGCCCGGAAATTCCTTATATGAACTTTCACATGCAAAAAGGCATACGACAAACAGCAATAGTAGATATTTCATTTTAATTGGCTTTATAGTTTATTTAATTGGTTATCAAATGTCGCAGGATATTCAATTCCTTTTGATTTGCAGAATAAGGTGAATTCAATTAGAAATTCTTTTTCATTCTGATGTTTAACTTTCTTATAAAGAATCCTAAGTCTATTGGGAGAATGCCATGCAATTTGATTCAGATATTCATTATCGAAATGATCATACATCCACCTAAGACACTTTTCATATTCGGATATTGCCTTTTCAATTTTGCCAGCTTTTTCAAAAGAAATTCCTTTATTATTAAATTTCCAAATAGGATTATGAATCTTTTCCCACTCTCTATTCCACTTTTCAAGTTCTTTTGTTTTTTGACTTAAATTTTTAAAGAAATCATCCATAATTATTCGTTCTGTTTAGTTTATGTTCCCTACTTCGTATTATAAACGAAACAAACTCTTTGAATTTCAATAATGTCGCTTTTGTAAATCTTGAACCGTGGATAGTTCGGACTTACACACCATAAAATATCTTCATTTTCGGAATCATGTTCAATTCTTTTAATCATACGATCATCAGATGTTATAATCAGATAAATTCTTTCTGTATTCAGCGTATCATAGTTGTTCATTAATCTGACCCCAATAATTGCACCTGGGCTAATTTCAGGTTCCATCGAAGTTCCGGTAACTGGTAAAATATTTTCAGCAATATCAACTCCGGGCAATCCAGATATAAAACCATCAGGCTTTGATGCCCCAATTATATCTTTAATACTCCTGCCAGCCGATACGGGAAGATTCCAAAACGGAACCTCTTTGCCGTAAATCGGAATTGATTCGTTTAACTCAATAATAGCAGTTTCCCCAATTAATTGAGAAACTGAAACACCCAAAGCATTTGCGATATTTTGCAACTTTGACAGTGTAATATCATTTTCTCCTGCCTCATAAGCTGAAATCATTCGCTTTGAAACGCCACTTGAAGCCGCAAGTTGGTCAAGTGTTGTTCCTTTTTCATTTCTTAAGTCTTTTAATTTCAGCATATTAAAAATATTTTTAAAAATGTTGCAAAATATTTCATTTTATATTGCGATATGTCGCAACTAACATTTATATTTGAACCATTATTAAAACGAATTATAAATCAAATGTAATTCAAATTAAACAATCAATAAAGGTAATAATTAATCCAAAATGGAAAAGAAAGATATTGAGAAATTAAATGCTCACCTAAAGAAAGGTGACCAGAAGGCAATCTGTGAATTGACCGGGCTATCTAACGTTACTGTTAATAAGTTCTTTAACGGAAACGAAGATAATTTGACTGATGATAGCATTACTAAAATCGTTGTTGCCGCAAAAAAGGTTATTGACAAACGAAGCCAGTTGAATAAGGCTAATGCCAGACTCATTAACTCCCTATAATCATGGAACTCCCAGCCGGATTACTCCCCGAAGATTGCAACATTGAACTGTTTGCAAATCCTGACCAGTTCGGGAAATGCCTGTTTGTTGAATATGGTCAAACACGACCATTTCATGAATTACCCATCGAAGTGATCCCATCGCTTTATAGTGAATGTTTTGCCGACAAAAAGGCGGTGAAAGCTTTACGAAATATGGGTGTTAAGTCTGAAAACATCGTTGAGCAATACAACTATTGCAACCGTGGACAATTAGACTCAATACCAGACATTTCATCAAGCTTAAAATTAACACGCGAGTTCGTTGATTGTGGTAAGCATGGCAAATGTGAAGGTGAAGGCATTGTTTGCAAGCTTGTATTTTGTAGTGTAAAAATTACTCATCGCGAACTTCAATGCCTTCGGCTCAACAACAAAGGCAAATCTTATGCAGAGATCAGGTGCGAAATGGGTTTCAATAGCCAGAATTCGGTGAACAGTCTGATGAGTCGCTTACGCGATAAATTTTCTGCAACAAGCAAAACAGACCTGTTAATAAAAGCACACCAAATCGGAATAGTATGATTTACGAATTATCAGAATTTCAGATTCTATCCCTGATGGAAAAGTCAGGTGAAATATATGCAAACAGGATGCTTGCAGAATTGGGATTGATGAAAAGCCAGCTTTCGCAACGGGAGTCTTTCCGCAAATATGGAGAAACAAACGTGCGGAGATGGAAACGGGAAGGCAAAGTTAACCCACACAAAAAAGGTGGTATTATCTACTACAATGTATTTGAATTGGAATTGATGAAAAACAAAAACGAACTAATTGAAAAGCATTTTAACCATGAATGAGAACGACAGAAAACTGATAAATAAAGGCATTGTTGCTGATGACTGGAATCAATTATCAGAGCTTGAAAAACAGGCAGAATCACCGGAAGCGAAAGAAATATTGCACGCTCGAATGATTCACCTATACAGAAAAGAGGAAGCATTTGCAGATCAATTATAAACAAGGCAGATAGTTTTTTTTGGTACTTAATTATTGATTGAATTTTTGTCCGGTTGGTCACCGGACAAAACAGCGGGTTAGAGAAGTGGCCATCTCGCAGCTCTCATAAGGCTGAGATCGGAGGTTCGAATCCTTCACCACGCTACAATTTTATAATATTATTTGCCACAAAAACAGCCTGATAGGTCTTTCGGGTACGTCACGGGCTTTTTTTTAGAAATCAACTAATCACTCTATAAATTAAACTTAATGGAAACAATAGCTAAAATCTGCTTTTGTGCAATAACCGTTGCATTATTTATCTATCTGGTAATGGTTGGAATTGACCTTTTCAATTACCTGTTTAGAAATTATCCTGCTGATGGCAAATCAGAACTTCACAGCCGTTATCGTTATGAGGTCGCTGAAAAAATGAAAAACGATGATTCAGACTTAGGAATTTTCATGAATTAATAACCCTATAAAAATCAAGATCATGTTTGGATTTACTACAATCAGAAAAAGTAAAGTCGAAAGACTTCAGGCTCAACTAGCCACAGAAAGAATTAATGTCAGTCAATTAACTGACGAAGTCTCCATGTTTCGGAAAGAGAATAAGATTCTCCGGGAAGCAAATGTAGGGCTTTATGAAAGGGCATACAGGAAACGCGATGCAAAAGGTCACTATTTACCTCTTACAAAATAATTTAAAGTCATGGGAAATATTCCAATTAAAGTTGAAGAACTGAATAAGATGAAGGCTTTCGAGATACTCGATAGCGACAACATCCGCAGTAGGTTCATTGATAAGTACAACCAGATTCATAATTCAGAAGATGGTGAGATGTTCTACGAATCTGAAAGATACAACTTTCAGAAGTTACTAAGCAACTCGAAGGATTTGAAAGAATGTACGGGATTCTCGATCTATGGCATCCTGATGGACATTGCCGCAATGGGATTAACTATTACACCAGACACAAAGCCTCTTTTGTACATCCTGACACGGAACGTAAATGTAGGTGTTAAAAACAATGATGTCTGGGAAAAACGAGCCTACATTCAGATCAGCCCTTACGGTGAGCTTGCACTTCGTATTCAGGCCGGACAAATCCTTTATGTTGACCGTCCGGTTGTGGTTTACGATGGCGACATCTTTCAGCCTGGCATAAACGAATACGGACGAAAGTTTGTAAAGTATATGGCCGCAGTTCCCCGCAAATCAAAAAACATCATCGGTTCATTTATTGGACTTACCCGTCCGGATGGCTCAATTGATTTCTTCTGGATGATGGATGAAGAGATTGAACGTCTGAAAAAAGCATCCAACAAACAAAATAAAGGCGATTCATCAGGGAATAAGGCCAATGCTCTTTACACCGCAAACGATGGACAAATCGACATTGGTTTCCTTGAAGCCAAAACCCTGAAACACTCGCTGATGGTTTTCCCGAAAATAAAGATCGGCCAGTTTACTACCCTTCAGCAATTCGAAGATGAACCAAAGCCCGGAGACTACGGATTAAGCGCGGCAGATGTGAAAGAGTTCAGTAGTTCAAAACCTGAAATTCAATCATTCGCTGAAGAGCCCACAGGCGACGAACCCGAAGGTGTGACAATTGACAGTGAAGAAATCTTTTAAATAAAAGTCATGGAAAGTACAGAATTAGCAGTCAAAAAAGAACAGATTGATAGCCTTGTCGTTCAGACCAATGAAGCTATCACAGCAAATCAAATCTCTGCAACACGTGCAAAACAAGCCGGATTTGCATTGATTGACGAAATCAGTGAAATGGGCATGTCGGATGAAATGGACGAAAAATGTAACCTGATGCTGGTTAAGATCAGAAAGACAGGAGCTGCCATGCTCGACCGCCGTAAGCCGATCACCCAGATGTTTGATACCTTGAAAAAGGTTTTCACCGGGTTTGAAAATGATCTTGACCCGAAAACAAACGGATCGGTTTACTTCCAAATTCAGCAAGCCCGCGACATTTACGCCGCTGAAAAAGCTGAAAAAGCAAAACAAATCGAACTCGAACGTCAAAGATTACTTGCTATCGAAAATGAAAAGGTAGATGTCCGGTCAAAAATAAGCCTTGCACTGAATGAGTATTTCGAAACTCACCTACAGATGTCAATTGACATGCTGTTGAATTTCTTCAACAAAGCAAATCTTTCAGATTTCAACGAAAAGTCACTTTCAATAAAAGCCTTTCCGGTTGTTTATGACCGTAAACACTTTGACCAGTTTACAAAGTCTGTCAGTGTCATTTATATTGACCAGAATACAATCACCTCAATCATCGATGAAACCAAATCAGAAGAAACATTTAAGATGTTCGCTGAAATCTATTGGAACAAAATAGATGACTTGAAACTGAACCTAGTTGAAAAGTTGCCCGGAAAGCTTCAGGAACTTCAACAGATTGCTGAAGCTGAAAAAGCTAATAAAGAAGAGGCTGACAGGCTTAAAAAACAACAGGCTGACCGTGAAGCTGAAGAAAAGCTAAAACAGCAACAAGAGGCTGAAAACCGAAAAAAAGAAACTGAATTGAAAGTTGGACAGGAAAAGTCAACTGCTCAGATGCAAAACCTGTTCGATGCAACTCCGGTTGAAACGGTCAATACTTCTCAGGTTCGAACTGGTTACGAGATCACTGTTACCCATCAAAAAGGATGGCTCGAAATCTTTAACTTCTGGTGGATAAATTCAGGTCACGATTTGCCTATTGATGAAATCGGGCGAAAATCACTCGACCAGATGAAAACATTCTGCCAAACCTACGCCGCCAAAGAAGGGGAAAAGATCACTTCTACATACGTGAAATACAAGGAAACTTTCAAAGCAGTTGCAAAAGCATAATGAAGGATCCCTACTACTCACGGACGGAAGTTTCAAACAGCGATTTATCGACTCTGAAATACCTCTTAAATGGAGGTAATAAGTTCGATCCTTTCGAGGCCTATAAATTTGGGACATTGCTTGACTGTATGCTTACCGAACCTGACAAAGTGAATTTCTACAATTATACCTGTTCCGGGGAACAATACACCCCGGAACAATTTGAACAGGCCAGACAAATGAAACGGGCATTTTTTAAAGATGATTTAGCTCGAAGGATGCTCGAAAGAGCCGATACTCAGGCGATCATGTTCCGGGAAATGCAAATTGAATTTGAAGGCTTTGAGTTCACTCTTCCGGTTCGTTGCAAATGGGATATTTATATGAAGCACCTCAATTGGGGTGGAGACATAAAGTCAACCACTGCAACCAGCCAAAAGCAATTTGAAGAAGCTGCCAGACACTTCGATTATGACCGTCAAAGAGCATTCTATATGGACATTGCCGGAAGCAATCAGGATATTCTAATCGCAATCTCAAAGGTCAACTTTCAGGTCTTCAAAATACCGATTAAAAGAGGTGATGCATTATTTCAGTCCGGTCAGGATAAATACAGAGAATTAGCTTTTCAATATTGGAACTTAATCGCTTAAAAGCATGAAACTTAAAATCTTAAAGCCATCAGATAAAGAGAAGGTAAAGGAATATATTGACAAGTTGCCTGATAAGAAATTCACCGTTGAAATCAAACAAAAGCGTGAAATCAGGTCGCTCAGTCAAAACGCTCTTTACTGGCTTTGGCTCACCTGCATCATGGCTGAAACCGGAAACGACAAAGACTTTTTGCATGAGTATTTTGGAAAGAAGTACTTACCGAAAGAAAGCCGGATCATCTGTAGAGAAAAAGTTGAGATAACGGTTTCAACAACCGGATTAGACACACTTCAATTCACTCACTACCTCAATCGGGTTCAGCAGTTTGCAAACGTAGAATTTGGGATCATACTGCCAAATCCGAACGACTTACACTTCAAAGAATTTTACGAAACCTATAAAGATTTTATCTGATGTCAAGAAACCGTAAATCAGTCTATTCCGTCCGTGAAGCCGTTGAGATGGCCTTTCGAAAGATGGATTCAAAGTTTCACTCAATCAGGCTTTGTCAAGCCGTTCGTGAAATTACTGCCCGTCCGTTCCTGATGGACGGCTCTATCCTTCGCCGCTTACGTGAAGCCAGAGAAGATGATCCTCAAACATTCGGATATATCTGCGAAGATAATGAAGCCGGAATTTACCGGAAACAACCGCTAAAAGTGGCGGAATTAGTATAAATCAAAAAACCATTTCAGTTATGGACAAAAGAACAGAAACGCACAAATTGAAGTGCAACTTCAGTGATGAAGAGTTACTAAACTTAGGAGAACGGCTCGCAATCCTTCAACAGGAAGCTGACCAGATCGAAGATGAAAAGAAATCTTCAGTTGCCCATTTTGCAAGTCAGGCAAAGATCAAAAAAGAAGAAATCAGCATGACAGCTACTCAGGTGGCCAACAAGTATGAGCACCGTAACGTGACCTGTGAAGTAAACTACCATTTCCCAATCAAGGGAAAGAAAACCCTTATCAGGGAAGATAACGGTGAAAGTTGGGTTGAAAACATGTCAGATGTGGATTGGAATATTTGGAATGACAAGATCGTTCACCTGGAATGTGACGTGAAAATGCACACTCCATCGGAAGGCATGAAAACCTACACTCACCGTGAAAGGCCGGAACTCACTTTTGTTGAACACATGACCACTTCTGACATTGAAAAGACTCAGGGAAAACTGTTTGCCGATGATGAACTGGAGCTTGGTCAGGCACCGGAAATGGAAGAAGTGTTTGAGGAGGAAGTTAAATCATTTGATGCAGAAAATTGATCATGCAAATCAGCCCTATATTGAAAAGAAAAGCATTATATCAAGAAATGCTAAATGCTTTAAAGTTAATTGATTCAGATACTAAAATGGAATTTCCATTTTCAAAGTTCATTAAAACTACCCGAAAATATAGGGCTGATTTCTTTTTACCAAATCTACGATTGATAATTGAAGTAAATGGGGGTCAGTATAATCAGGGAAGGCACACCAGAGCTGGCAAAATTAAGAATCAGGAATACACTCAATACGAAAACGACTTAACAAAATTGAATTTAGCTCAATTTCATGGGTATAGGGTATTTCAGTTCACTTATCAAATGATGGAGCGAAAAGATCATTTACAGCTTATCGAAAAAATTTACAAATCTACATGCAAACGATAATTGAAAAAAACGGGTATCTGTTCATCGTGTTCAACTACAAACCACATTTAGTTGAAGCGGTAAAAGGTTTGGCTGGAAGAAGGTGGGACCCGGTTTCACGGTCATGGAAAGTTCCGGTTTCGAGCCGCCAGATGGTTGAACATTTTGCCAGCCGTTACGGGTTCACTTTTGCCGAAAAAAATAGACCAGCAGAAAAGGAAAACTTCATCATTCCTGCACTTCCTGCACTGAAAATCAACATCCCATTAAAAATGAAACTGTTCGATTTTCAAACTAACGGAGTAGCCTATTGCCTTGATAAAAAAAGGTTGATTGTTGGTGATCAACCCGGATTAGGTAAAACGGCTCAGGCAATAGCAACGGTAACGGCTGCAAACGCTTTTCCTTGTTTGGTTATTTGTCCATCTTCTTTAAAGCTGAACTGGCAACGGGAATTCCACATGTGGACGGATAAAAAAGCCATGTTGTTAAGCGACAAGAATAAAGACACATGGCCAATGTTCGCACAAACAGGAAGTAACCTGTTTGAAGGTTCGGTTATGAACCACGTATTCATTGTGAACTACGAAAGTCTGAAAAAGTATTTTGTTGCATCGATTGACAAGCAAGCCGATACTCCATTGAGGTTGAATCACATCAAATTCAAGCAAATTATCAACCTTTTCAAATCGGTCATTATTGACGAATCGCACCGCTGCAAGGACTTAAAAACACAGCAAACGAAGTTCGTTAAAGGCATATCGCACGGCAAAGAATGGATTTTAGCGCTCACGGGAACTCCTGTTGTAAACAAGCCAAAGGATTTAATTAGTCAGCTTGGAATAATTGATCAGTTAAACGAATTTGGTGGGTATAACCACTTCGTAAAGAAATACTGTGATGATACATACGGAAACGGTTCGAATCTGAAAGAACTCAACTATGTGCTTTCAAAAACCTGCTTTTACCGGAGAGATAAATCAGAAGTATTAAAAGACCTTCCAGCCAAAATGCGACAGGTTGTATTGTGCGAAATAGCAACCAGAAAAGAGTATCACGATGCTTTAAAGGATTTGGAAGAATACCTAAAGAAATACAAACATGCCACGGATGATCAGGTGGCCCGGTCCATGAAAGGCGAGGTTATGGTTAAAATCGGAGTTCTGAAGAATATCTCAGCCCGTGGAAAAATCGCTGATGTGGTTGAATATGTCAATGATGTAATTGATTCCGGTGAAAAGATTGTCTTGTTTACCCATTTGCACGATGTCCAGAAAAACCTGAAATCTCATTTTCCCAATGCACTCACAATTTTGGGAGAAGATGACGGAGTTACCCGTCAGCGAAACGTTGACCGTTTCCAGAACGATCCTGAAGCCAAAGTAATTCTTTGTTCAATAAAAGCTGCAGGTGTTGGAATTACTTTAACCGCAGCATCCAGAGTTGCATTTGTGGAATTACCCTGGCACCCTGCTGACAGCGAACAGTGCGAAGACCGATGTCACCGTATCGGTCAGGTTGATTCGGTTCAGTGCACCTACTTTCTTGGAAAGAATACGATTGATGAATGGATTTACCAGATCATCAATGATAAACGTGCGGTTGCCAATACCATCACCGGAGCGAAGGATGATGTTGAGCAATCGGTTATGGATGGAATTATTAACCTTTTTACAATGAAATTATGAATAAGTACAAAACAAAAGCAGCAGTTGAAAAACTATTGGGTGTTACAGTTGAACAAAACGGTAATTCGTTTTCTTATAAAGGCTCTTTATACCTCAGGGGTACTCAGATCACAGCACTACCTGAAAACCTGAATGTGGGAGGCTCTTTAGACCTCAGGGGTACTCAGATCACAGCACTACCTGAAAACCTGAATGTGGGAGGCTCTTTAGACCTCAGGGGTACTCAGATCACAGCACTACCTGAAAACCTGAATGTGGGAGGGTATTTAGACCTCGAAGGTACTCAGATCACAGCACTACCTGAAAACCTGAATGTGGGAGGCTCTTTATACCTCAGGGGTACTCAGATCACAGCACTACCTGAAAACCTGAATGTGGGAGGCTCTTTATACCTCAGGGGTACTCAGATCACAGCACTACCTGAAAACCTGAATGTGGGAGGCTCTTTATACCTCAGGGGTACTCAGATCACAGCACTACCTGAAAACCTGAATGTGGGAGGCTCTTTAGACCTCAGGGATACTCAGATCACAGCACTACCTGAAAACCTGAATGTGGGAGGCTCTTTATACCTCAGGGGTACTCAGATCACAGCACTACCTGAAAACCTGAATGTGGGAGGGTATTTAGACCTCGAAGGTAA